TCCACGGCCTTTTCCGTGGGCGAACTCGTGCAGGGCAACGTGACATTTCGCGTCATCCCGACGTACACCGCGACGACGTTCTGATCGGAGGTCGCCGTGGCGAACAACAGCCAAGGCACCGTCATCACCTGGGGCGGTGTCACGATCGGTGAGGTTGTCAGCGTCAACGTCGGCGAGTTGACGTGTGACCTCGTGAACGTGACGCCGAAAAATCAAACAAGCCATCAAAAGCGGTTTGAGGTGGCCGACAGCGACGCCGGAAGCATCTCGTTGCGAATGCGTGCGACGACGGCAGCGAGCGCCACCTGCACCGGCACGCAGGCCGTTCTTGCTATCACCGGCCCCGGTGTGTCGTGGACATTCACGGCGATCTACGAGCGGCTCAGCTGGGCCGCTGCGGTGGGGCAGTTTCAGGAGTACAACATTCTCTTCAAGGTGACTGCATGAGCCTGACCAAGATGCAGATCCTCGCGGCCAACGACATGAAGCTCAAGCCCGTCGTGGTGCCGGAGTGGCCCGATGAAGACGGCAAGCCGGGCACGGTCTACCTCCGTGTGATGGCCGTCGGAGAGCGCGACGCCTACGAAGTCAACTGGAAGAAGTCCAACGGCACGCCCGACGACTTTCGGACGACCTACCTCGCTCGCGTGCTGTGCAACGAAAGAGGCGAGCGGCTGTTTTCTGACGACGAAATGCACCTGCTGAAAACCAAGTCGGGGCGGGTGTGTCATCGTCTGTGGAGCGAGGCAATGGCTCACAACTCGATTGACGAGGAGGACATCCAGGCAGCCGCAAAAAACTGAAGCGCCATGCGATGCTTCGCTTCAAGCATCGCTTGGCGTTGGCGCTGCGACGAAGCGTTGCCGAAATTGACCGGCTTGACGTTCACGAGCTGCGCGACTGGATTGCTTACCATCGGTTCATTGAGCCGATCGGCGGCGAGTCGCGTTGGTTCGCGCGGCTGATACTGGCGGTGCGTGCTCCGTGGTCCAAGGTCACTGTCACGGAGGACGAGTTACTCGGTGTCGAGTCGTTGCCAATGACCGGCAACGAAATCAATTCGGTGCTTGCGAGATTGTGGAGTAGGAGGCGGTGAGCCATGGCGACAAAACTCGCGCTCGCAATGACGGCGAGCTTGTCCGCAGCCGGAATGAAGTCTGGTGCGAACGAAGGCGCTGCCGCCCTCGCCAAGCTAGGCAACGCGTCGCAGGACACGTTCGGAAAGTTAAACAGGCTCGGCAGTGCGGTTCAAACGATTGCCGTCATCGATGTTGGCCGCGCGTTCATCGACATGACTCAATCGGTCATGGGGGCCGGTCGGTCAGCGGTCGGCTACGCGCAGAACGTCGCCAATGCGATTGATGCCACTAACGACTTGTCGAATCGGGTCGGGATTGGCGTCGAGCAACTGCAAGGCTTGCAGATGGCAGCGAAGCTGGCCGGCGTCGAAGACGCTGCGACGGCGTTCCAAAAGTTGGCCGTGGCGATTGGTAAAGCCGGCGAGAGCGACGAGGCACAGAAGACGTTTACGCGGCTTGGCATCAGCTTCGCTGAGTTGCAAGCGATGGAGCCCGAAGAGCAGTTCAGGGTCATTTCAGCAGCGATTGCCGCGCTGCCGACCGAGGCTGAGCGAGCCGCCGCGGCTGTTGCCATGTTCGGCAAAACGGGCGTAGCGCTGCTGCCGCTGATGGGCGAGAATGTCGACAAAGTGAGCGCCAAGATGAAGCGACTTGGCGCGGTTGTCGGCGAGGATCAGGCTGCCGCTATCGGCCTGATGAACGATCAACTGGACTGGACTAAATCGGCATTCGACGGAATCATCGGGCAGGTTGTCGGCAACCTCGCACCGGCGGTTACGTCGCTAGTCAATGATATGCTGTCGTTCGTAGAAACATATGAGTCGGCGTCAGGAGTCCGCGGTGGCACCGGCATCGCGGACACGATCACGCAAGCGCTGTTCGACGGTGCCGACTGGCTTGGCGAGACGTTTGACGCAGCCATAAATCAACTATTTGAGTTTGCCGACGGCTTCACGCCCGCGATTGCTGTCCTGGAGGGCGTTGCCAAAACGTTCGAATTTGTCGGGCAACTGCTCTACGGCGGATTCAAGCTGTTTGAACTCGTCGGCAATTTGCTATTCGTCGGCTTCGGAAAGTTCCTTGAGGGGCTAGGGTCGTGGGTGTCGTCTGACCTTGAGGCGGCTGGCAAGGAGCTTGCCGCCCAAGGCGTCGCCGCGGCAAAGGCAAACGTTGCCGCGATTGACCGCATCGGCATGGGCGATGAAGTTGCCGGTCCGGTGACGGCCGGCAGGCGTGCCGCCGCCGTCGCTAGGGCAGCCTACGAAGCGCGCAACGCTCCGGGGCGTCAGGCTGAGCGCGACGCGGCAAGGGCAGACCGGGCGGCTCGCGCCGCAGCCGACCGGCAAGCCGCAGAGCGGGAGCGGCTCGACAAGCAGATTGCCGACGCGCGGGCGTTCAACGAGAATAAGCTGAACGAGGCCCGCAGGCGCGCCGACGACGACATCGCAAAGGCCGAGGACCGCGTGAAAGCGGCCGGCGGTTTTCAGGTTGAGGCACGCGACGTATTGAGCCGGCCTGCGTCCGACGCGCTAAATGCCGCGGACATCCGCAGTAGCGAGGGTATTAGCCAGTTTCTCGGCTTGGCGTCAGGCCGCGAAGATCCCGCCATCGCGGAGTACCGCAAGCAACACGGCGAGCTCGTCGGCATCCGCGCGGAGTTGGCGGCACTTCGGGCTGAGCCCGTCTCGATCGTTGGTCCCGGTGCAGGGGGTGCATAAGTGGCTGTCGTCAGCGTGGCAGAGCTGCCAGAGGGCACGGCGTCACAGCGATTCGGCGAACCGCCGAAACGTGTGCGACGGTTCGTGGTTACACTCGACGACCCGTCAACGCCGCGGTCCTCGATGGGCTCAGCAGTCCAGGCCGCGACCGGCGTTTCTTACCTCACGCCGCACCCTGAGCATGCGTACCTGCTGGCGTTTGACGTGGCCTACGATCTACATGAGGGGAGCCGTTGGCATCACCTCGTGACGTGGACGTATGAGGTTCCGAAGCAGAACAATCTCCAGCCGAACCCGCTGTCGCGCCCGGACGTGTGGCGATGGTCAACCGGAGGTGTCGCTATTCCGGCGTTGACCTACTACGACTCCAACAACGTCGTTCGCCCGCTAGTCAATACGGCCGGCGACTTCTTTGAAGGGCTTACCGAAGAAGAGCCGACGTTGACCGCCCATATTAGCGGAAACCGCGCATCGTTCGACTACAACACGGCGACGTCAATTCACGGGGCGGTCAACAGCGCGACGTACCTTGGGCGCGACGCTCACACCTGGCGCGTGGACGGAATCAGTGGCGAGCCGGCCGTAGAGGTCGTCAACGAGTATGAGGTAAGATACTTCAAGGTTGATGCGACGATCACGTTCAAGCCGAGCGGCTGGAACCTTCAACTGCCGAATGTTGGATGGAACTACATATCCGACGGAGAGCGGCGACGCGTCTATGTCTGGTACTACCCGCCGGAAGGAGCGCGCGAGGCTGTACCTTCCAGCAACCCGCAGCCGCTTGACTCGTCGGGCAACATCGTGACAGCGAACCCCGGCGAGTCCAATCCGCCGATCATTCTCAACCGGCGAACGAAGAAGGCGGTGGACTTTAACGTCTACTTCGGCTCGCCCCCGTAGTGAGAACAACATGCCCGACGTGAACTGGAGCTACAACCTGACGGCGGCCCGCGGGTCGTTCTACTCCGTTGCCGCTGTTGCAGGCGCGACCGCGGACATGAACGAGTCCGGAAGAGTTGCCGTCACGCCAACGCTGACGACGACGCCGACGACGATTTCCACGGCCAGCCTGACGAGCGTAGGGCTTTGCGTGATTCGCAACCTCGCAACGGTCGCGAGCCATACGATCACGTTCGGCCGCTGGGACGGAACGACGCTGACGCCCGTTATCGAGCCCCGCGGCAGCGAGCCAGCGGGACCGTTTCGCCTCGCGCCCGGCAGCTATGCGGTCCGGTCGGCAGTTGCCGGCACGCGGGTCGTTGTCGAGATTTACGAGGGCTGAAATGGGCGAAGTCGCCGGCCGTCGCTTCGTGCGATTCGATCGCGGCTCCGCTGACCGGATCGCCAAGGCGGTCGTGACTGTCGAGCGGATGGCGACGCCGACAACGGGCCTCGGCTTCGAGCATCCGATTTCCGGCACGTCGGGAAAAGTGTTTCGGATTGGCGCCTACACGGGGTCATGGCCAAAGGACACGAGCAAGACGATCACGCCGATCTACGGCAGCACAGCAACTGTCTCGGCATACAATCACTTCTTGTCGCTCGATCACGGCACTTGCTCGTCAACGGTGTACAAGTGCGCGATCGCCAAGGACGGTACCGGCTGGTATCTCGTTCAGCCGGAGATGCAAACAGCAACAACGATCTTCCTCAAGTCGGTTTCGACAAAGGTGGTTTTGACAGACGTCACGCTGGCGTTCAACACGACCTACTGCTCGATCACAAAAACGAACGTCACGGCTCTCGTCGTCGGCATCGGG